TGGATCTGCTCAGGTGACATACCGGCCTGAGTTGCTGTGATGCGCTTAGTCTCCGCATCGAATGCTTTAATCTTGGCTTCAAACTCTTTAATTGCCAGATCACGGGCTTCCATCGATTTGTCGATATTCTGAAGCATCTGGTGCATTTGCTCCATCTCTTGACCCATTGCTTGAATCTGCTGCTGCGCGGCTTGCAACGCAGGGTCTTTGTTGTCCAAGAGTTTAGGATCAATGGTTTTGACGAGTCGTTTAGACAACTCCTGAGCACCTGGCCAGTCCATATGCTTGACGAACAGGTCACCCGCCACTTTCCACAACTCCGGATTACCCTGTAAAAGTTGACCCATCGCTTCGAGTGCTTCTTGGCGCTTGGTAGCATACCCAGGACCAGTGGTTACACACACATCGTACTTACCCACACCCAGGTTATAGATTTTCTTGATGAGAATCTCGGGGTTCTGGGGATCACGAATCTCCCTGACAGACTCCTCCTGGTCAGGATTAATCTCCACCATGTCTGTTTCACCATCTTCGCCGACGATACGCGCAATCCGCTGCGTGTCGTAAATCTTAGGGATGCAGTCCACTAATTGGCGAGTGACGTATCGCACAGCGCGTGCCAAGTTGTCGACATAGTGGTACGTGCCGGTATCGCCCTCCTTCTGGCGAGCATAAATAGCCTTGGCCGAGCGCTCATTTCCGCCCTCCCCAATACTAGCGTTATACTGACCTGTCGCCCCCTTAATGTCTTCAGCAGCACCTTGTTTTGCATGGATAAGTCCCATCTGAGCTTGCGGTGGCATTTGACGCTGAGGAAGAGGTAGCACACGACCCTCGCCATCTGTAGCGTCCGGATTAACCTCAAGGTAAGGCCAATTTGTGGTGTTGGCAGTCTTCCACTGCTGCTCATACCCTTCGAACTGACCACCGTAGCCGATGAACGGAGCTTTGGGTGCCAAGGCCAGCATCTCAGCCTCTTGACTAGCCCAGTAGTTGTACATCCGCTGAGCATCCTTGGCGTTACGCACCAGACCAGAGATATAAACACGCCCTTCGACTTCGAACTCATTACCAATCACGCGAATTACAGGGATGTACTTACCTACCCAGTCGCGCTCCTCCATGAACTCGTAACCGTTGGTTTTAGCCCATTTGACGGTGCGAATTTCGGAAATACGGCTCTTTTTAGGCTTACCGAAGTGGGATTTGAGTCCCTTGTCTTCAGGGGTACCCTCAAATGCGGTAATGTTCCCAGGGTAGAGGTTCAGGGTCTTGGTGACCTTGTCAACCCAGAAGTACTCAGCAATTCGGATTGTGTCTTGACCCAACCACTGAGATACTGACTGATCGCCGATACCAAGTGACAGCAGGGTCGAAACAGGCATAGCGTCAGGGAACTGCCGCTCATACTCTTCCTTGGTCATGTCTTCGGTAATGAAGCACCAATTTGCATCAGACCCACATGGATCTTGAATCATTGGGTCCATGTAGACCGAGAAACTGTTCCTTACTCGTCCGATTCGGAGGTCTTGGTCGAATGAATCCGGGTCGCAGTAGTCGGTGAGGATTCGAATGTACCCTTCTCCGTAGGTGACTTGGTTTTCACACGCAGTATCGTAAGCGACATCGGCGTCAGATATATATTCGATGTGTCGCACCATTCCGTTGAAGATTTCGGCGATTTCGATGTCACCTTTATCATCTGCAGGAATGACTTTACCAGCCGGGCGATTCTGTCTCTGATCATTTGTCACCTGCTTGATGTGCTGTGGGAGCTTGTTGATCGTCAAGGTAGGACGGGCGTTAATCGTCTGACCCTGTACAGCACCACGAGTTGCCAAGACATCGGCAGGCCACTGCCAGTTATTGTCAGGACTACCAGCAGCAAATCTCAAATCGTCTAATTCATCTTCCCGACTGTCGGAAAACGCACCCATGGCGATATTGAGGCGATTCCGCATCGTCGAAAGTACTTCCGACTGTTCATGCGCCTTGGTTTCTTTCTTCTCGTTGTCCATCAGGTCAAATCCCCATCCAGGAAGTGGTCACCCCTGCCGAACTATATCCGACATGACGTTTCTTGTCACCATTATCTGCCTTATTTTGTCGTGTGGCTACCGGAAACGCAAAAGTTACCGCCAAAGCATCAGCGGAATCGGGAGAAGCAAGCCCTCTAGACTTCATTTTCTTCTTAGATTCGACCTGAATGGCCCCACTGGAGTCAAACTCCTCATTTGGACCTGTCAAATCCTGCTTCAGAGACTTGTCATCGGGTAAATGGGCATCAGCAAGCCAATCTCGCATCATTCCCCACATCTCAGCCCTTTTATTCACATACTGCTTTGGGTATTTCGATGACCATCCGAAGTCGACACCCCGAACCTTATACTTCTGCTCGTTCAATCTGTTCAAAAGAGGGAAGCCCAAGCCGCCCTGGTCAATAACGGTCAATGTGGGCTTGTACTCCTCGATGAAGTCGATGACCTGACCTACCAGCATCATGGTGTTCTTCTCTGTGCGTCCCATGTCCACCCGCTTAATGCGAATGAGATCGTGTCCTTTACGCACTACGATTACGGCTTTGTCCGAGCCGTTACCTGACGGGTCTACCCCGATGATAATAGGGGCGCTGTCATCGTCATGGGCAGGGCGCTCCATGGCCTGGTCTACCATACTCGGGGATATAAACTGGTCATCACCATCTAGTGGGAACTCACCGTAGACCTCGACTCGTGCTTGACGACTGTCAGGACCGTACTTGTCGATGATCTTCTGGTAGGTCTTGGGGTCTGTACCCTCGACTTGGCGAGCGTCGATCTGCTCGGTGTCCCAGTAGTCCCGCAGAGCGTGGAAACACTCATAGAATGTGCCCGAGTTACGACGTGGGTTACTGAACGCAAACCAGTACCTGTGCATGATCGGCTCGGTAAAGAACCCCTCAGCAACTGACCAGATACTGTCAGGAATACCCGAGGCCTCGTCGAAGATCACCATCATGCCGTCATGGTTGTGCACCCCAGCATAACCGTCTGGGTTCTCCTCACTCCAGAGCTTCCCCTCAGCAGCCCAGTAACGAGTACCCTTCTTGAGGTCCCGCTCGACTAGTTCTGTCAACCACTGAGCGGGTACTAGCTTAGTAGCCGAGGGCTCCCACCAGTGAGCGTTGATGCTCATGGCTACCCACTTAGTTAGCTCACCCCAGGTAACCGCACGCAACTGGTTCTCGGTGTTCGCTGAGACGATTACGGTGCTACCGATCTTAGTTGTGAGCATCCACAGGATGAGCCAGGACACCAGGGCTGACTTACCGATCCCCCGTCCCGAGGCTAGCGCGAGGGATAACGCCTGGTAGAATGTGTCGTCAAGTTGACCGTTGTTTTTGCGGATATGGTCACGGATCTTACGCAGGGTCTTGGTCTGCCACTTACGCGGTCCTTTGAACTTCTCCAGAGGTGTGTTCTTCTGACCCCAGGGGAACGAGAACAATACAAACGCTTCCGGGTCGTCTGTGATCATAGGCGACCAAAGCTGCGCCATCAGCGACTGTTCTTCCTCAGGGGTATACCTTAGTTTCTGCATTACTCAACCCAGACCACCATTCGGTCGTTTTCTACATCGTAAGTCAATTCACCAACTTTAGCGTCAAAAACCGAAAGCATTAACTTTGCTACATACCGCAGATGGGATTCGGGAGAACTACCATGACCGAATGATCGGTGTGCTGTAGAGAATGCTTTAGGTGCTTTCTCAATCCACATTGCCTTCTCGGCACTCAGTGATTTGGTATAGGTAATTTCTGTTTTAACGTCACTCATCATCATTCTCCAACTTAGGTAAACAAACCTCAGCATCGATCACGTCAGCTACCCGTTGCCTAGCCTGAGCCAGTGCGTCAGTGATGCTGATGTTCTGGTTAATTTCTATCGTTTTAGTATCCCCGTACTTCTTCTTGTTATCGAACCCCATGGTTTTCAACCGGGTATCGATCCGCAGCTTCGAGCGTTGAATATCTTCTGGGACTTCGCTACCGTCTTCGCTGATCCCATCAGCAATGTCGACGAGTTGGGCTTTCATCACCTCAGCACCAAACATCAGCGCTTCCTCATACCTGGCTTTACGCTTCTGGTCCTTCATCATCCAGCGGATGAACTGACCCAGTTCTTTGCCTCGATTACAAGCCCTCAGGATCGATCCTATAGACTGACCTTCACTGAGCTTGTCCAACACATGCTCTAACATATTGTTGTAGATCTCGTGGTTTATCTCCGCGAGTAGGTATCGGTTAGGGGACGGCTGAGCAGGTGCAACAGGAGCCGTCAACCACTCAGGCAGGGGTGATGGGACAGCATGCTTGATTAGCTGCTGAGGCCATACGAATTGCTCTTGTGACTCTTCCTGCATAGTGACAGTTTACGTCATATTTAAGCTTGTGTGTGACCAAACATATCAACTCGCGTCGTAGGGGTCTATGAAAACACTGGCTTTTCGCGATTGATGAAACTGTTTAGGCCGCTTCCTGATTGTGCGAGTTCTCGCATTATGCCGATGACAACATCATCATTGTAGCCTTCAGTGTATGAATACACTTGACCGTTTTTGAAGAGGATGTCGATCCCCTCGTCCGTGATGCGATAGGCCCTAATAGATGAGCCTTCCGCGTTGCCGTAAGGTGTCATGTGATTCCTTTGGTTCTTGTGGTAACAAGTCTCAAAAATTCTACAGCAAAATTTTTGTACGGGTCCAGCCAAACCCAAGAAGCAGGGGACCTCGGCCCTACCCACCCCCTACTGACTAAAAGTGTCCGTCAAAACAATGTGACCATAATTGTCACACCCCCCATGAGTACTCACTAACTTAGGATCGACAGGTTTCGATACTCGATATCACACGTTTTCCAACTGAGCATTGGACCTTTTTGGTTTGAGAGTCATGTGACCAAAAGTGTCACTCTCACATTATGATATGACATTTCTTGTCACTATGTATCACAAGGTGACCAAAAGTGTCAGTATTTGAGATCATAACGTGGGATTGATCATACGTCATAGTTGAGAACGGCCAGGATTCACTCTGCACCAATATATAAAATAGCCTATTTTTATATTTCGATTGCAAACACACGAATACCTAATTCCAGTGAATCCTGGTTGTCCTAAAGAATGACTATGATTGACAGATAAAGCTCTCCCTGTTAGGATCTAAGCACCTAAACAAAGAAAGGGCACTCATGGTGTACGAAGGAAACCGCCGATTCCACAATCGACCAACCAAGCACACAACATCTCATATCAGCAATGTCGAGGTGGGCCACTCAATCGAGACAATGTACGACTTCACTGAAGACGGTCTAATCGGCCGACGGTTCGAGATGTACCGAGACGGGTACTCTGATGGTGGAATCCACCTCGACCCTGTGAAGTGGCGCAAACTGCTCGATGGTCGGTTGTACATCACGTTCAACGGTGATCGCTGGTATGCTCACCAAATCGCCTGGTACCTCAAGCACAAAGTCAAGCCACACAAGATCAAGTTCAAAGATGGTGACAAATCCAACTATCGACTGAACAACCTCGAAATCAAAACAACCACCAGACGCCCCTATCAAGCCCAAGTGCGTGTAAACGGCAAGACCATAAGCCTAGGTAGCTACTCAACTCGCGAAGAGCAGCAAGAGGCCCAGAATGCGTTCAAAGCTCTTAGGAAGATGGGGCTGGCATGAACAAGCTGATCATCAACATCAGGAAAGATGTTAATGAAAAGACATTCAGGAGAATGCTGCATTTAATGGGCATACGAATTCAGCGACTTGAGAAGACAACCGATGCTTTGGACAAGCACAAGGGCAACATCTGGAGGATTGAAATCAATCAACCTGTGGGTGATGAGCACGTCAGAATGAGGGACATGTTCCATGAGCTTCCGTTTACTTACGTCTACACCCGTGATGGGTACGAAGAGAAGAAGTCTCAGGACATTGCACCGGAGAACCTAGTCAAATTAGAGCTTCACAAGCACTGGTATCAGGCCCGTGTGCGTGTTGGAGACAAGATCCGATGTCTAGGCAGCTACCCTACCCGTGAGGCTGCTGTAGATGCTCAGGATGCGTTCAAAGCCTTGTTGCGGATGGGTATCGTGAACTAGTACACAACCTAGGGTTTGTCCTAATGTACATTGGGTCTGACTGACCGAAGATACACACATCGACACAACCACTTTGAAAGCACATCATGAACACCAAAACACACTGCCTGCAAATCGCCAAGAAGACCGGCAACAAAGCTCTGATGGTCAAGCTGGCACTGTTGAACAACATCGAGGGTGGCAACATGGTGTACCTCGACAACGCATACGCCGATATCAGCACGGAAGTGACACCGCGTGAGTTCGCAGGTCACCTAAGTGCTTTGACAGCCTCAGGTTTCTACAAGAGCCAAGATCAACACTTCGGACAGATTGTGTGAAATCCTCACTATGCAAGTAACCCAGTGGGTACTATAATAAACACATCGCAACAGGAGATCTGAACATGAACCTCAACACTAACTCAACCAAATCTGCCGAAGACTGGTGCAAAGACTACTGTGATCGCAGCGAGTACACAGCCAACCTGACCCTGGTGGAGAAGTGCAAAGTAATCGAGAAAGCATCGTGGATGGACCCAGCACCGAAGCGTAACCGTGCTAAACCATCGCTGGTTGCCCGTGTTCTGCGTTTCCTGGGAGTCTGACATCATGAAGAGTAAGCTATTAGGTACCTCTCCGACACTGGACAATATGAAAAAGCTAATTGCTGAGTTCTATTGTACATCTGCTGACCGAATCACACTGACTCTGGTGAATCCTTCACTGTGGAGCATTAAAGTGGGTGACAAAGAAATGACCATGACAAAAGTAGTCAGTAAAAAGTCACGTTTTCACTTTCAGGGAGTCTGACATCATGAGCACATTCGACACACTTGACAAAGTAATGATTGCTGTAATCACCCTCATTACCGCCTGTGCGACAACTATCGGAGTGGTGGGTATGCACTACGGCCACATCGAACGCATGGCTGACAAGCAGATCGAGCTGGCGAAGATCGAGAAGATTTGCGTAGATGACTAAGGGTTTGTCCTAATGTACATTGGGTCTGACTGACCGATAATGAACACATAACAACCGGAGAACTGAACATGGCCTCAAACCACGACAACATGATCCAAGCCACTGCCTCACTGTGGACCAAACCTCACCTCAAGGTGATCGACTCTGTCATCAGCCCCTCGACAGGACAACGCCGGTTCGTGTGGTGCGTACAGGGTGCTAAGTCCTTCGGTGCCAACCCAAGTAACGCCTTGAACCACTTCATCAACAACTCGCAGAGGATCTAATGAAGGCACCCTACAACTGGCCCTTCCCCACATACATGGGACTACCGATAACAAGTCGTGAACGTAAACCCGTGGGACTGGTGGTTGTGAAGCCTGTTAAGCAGCCACCCCCTCTTGCACCTTTTTAACCTGGAGAATCTAAATGAAAGCTTGGCACTTTATTAAAGCAGATCGAAAACTTGGATACGGTGACAATCGTGAAGTTGTTGATGGCGAAACTCTACACTATCTCGGTGATAACCCAATCGGGTTGTGCGAGCGAGGACTACACTTCTCAGTTAATGCATTGGATGCTCTAAAGTACGCACCAGGTTTAATTGCTTGTTATGTTGAAATACCCGATGATGCAATACTTGGAAATGACAAAGGAGTGGCTGTTAGTAGGACAGTAATTAAGAGTATCGATTCTACCGAAATAGTGGTTAAGTTCGCTATTTTGCAAGCCATGTCTGTCTACAAAAATGAGTCGTGGGTAAAATGGGCTAACGCTTGGTTGTCTGGAACAAATCGCACTGATGCTTATGCTACTCATGCTGCTGCTGATGCTGATGCTGCTGCTGATGCTTATGCTGCTGATGCTTATGTTGCTTATGCTGCTGCTTATGCTGCTGATGCTTATGTTGCTTATGCTGCTGCTGCTGATGCTCGTGCTGCTGCTTATGTTGCTCGTGCTGCTGCTTATGCTGCTGCTTATGCTGCTCGTGCTGCTGATGCTTATGCTGCTGATGCTGCTTATGCTGCTGATGCTGATGCTGCTGATGCTGATGCTGCTGATGCTGCTCGTGCTGCTGCTTATGCTGCTACTTATGCTGCTGGTGATACTTGTAGCAAAATAAGGCCAATTCAGAACAAACTACTTGAATCGATGCTTCTTGAGGCAATGGGGATTGAACAATGAAACCACACAAATGGGCTAAAGAAATATCTCACTTCGTTAATGGTGGTGAGGTTGAGGTCAGATTGCACAATGGTACTCAATGGTTAAAGATAGATCATTTGTATGAATTTGGTGCCGATCTTGAATTCCGCGTCAAACCACAGAAAAAGACGATGAAAGCTGCTGTGTTTGTAGACAGCCGCGATGGTCAGGTGGTAATACGTGACGATAGATATCCACTAAATAGTTATTGGAAGCAGGCCAGCCCCTGGACTGCAATTGAATACGAGGATCCGCAAAACTAAGGGTTTGTCCTAATGTACAGTGGGCTGTAGATGTCGATAATAGAATCATCAACTCAACTTAACCGGAGAACTGAACCATGAAACTAGTCTTGAAATTCATCGGATGGGGCATTGTTTGGATGCTTTTATTGGCTTTTAGCTCAATTCAAAAATGTAGTGCAAGTGAGCTCTGGGTTAATGTTGGAGGTCTATCGAAACACTTTGAAGACAACGGACGTAATGAAGTTCATCAAGGATTGGGTGTTGAATATCGAATGAGCTCTGAGCTCAGCGCAATGGTCGGCTACCATAAAAACAGCTTAGACCTACGGACGACCTACGCCGCCGTAAATTACCAGCCACTGAATATCGGGCCACTGAAGATTGGCGCATCAGTAGGTGTAATGACCGGCTATCCACAGAAAAACAATGGAGGAGGTTTCTTCGCAGCAATTCCCTTGATTACGTACGAAGGAGATAAGTTCGGCGCTAACTTCGGCGTTATCCCAGATATTCCCAATCAGCACGTCGAAGGTGCTGTTGTGTTGCAACTCAAATTTAAGGCCTTTTAATCATGAAACTCAATGACGATCAGTGTAAAGTAATGCATGCTTTGTTGGATGGTAAGACCGTTAAGGTAAATTTAGGTACAAGATGGCAAGAATTACAACAATTGACATGGTTAGATTGTATTGGTGATGGAGAAACACAATATCGTATCGAAGAACCAGCAATCAAAGTAGCTCTGTTTGAACGCTACAGTCGAATTTGCTGTTTCACTGCTGAGGAAATAGATGGAGGTCAAATCGATAAATCGTGGATTCAAATTAGCGATTGGGTAGAGATCACACCAACCAAGGAACTGAAATGAATATTGAACACTTTTACCCCTACATCTCCACCAAAGCTGGTGTAGCTACCATGTACATCCGTGACGCTGGTATGGGTGTAAACCCCGAGGCTGACATGATCGTGATGCTCAATGCCATCCGAGAGATTGCAGACAATCGTCAAATGCCTCACCTGGCACAAGAGATCTCCAGTCTGATGGACATGCTTCATGATGACTTTGTGAATATCCAAACAGCACAGGAGCATGATATCAACGAGTATGAAAGGGATGTACTATGAGCACATACTATGCACTCATAGCACAAGGTGCAACAGGTAATGTTTACGACATGGAACCCCTCGTGTCAGTTGAATACGAAGCTGCTAAGAAGGAGGCATCTAAGATCACACAAGGTGCCCATCCTCATGACATATTGCACATCTGCACAGTAGACGAGGATGGTCAACACCACTCTGTGGCTGCTAGGATGGTATGCCGTGACCTGTGGATCGATAGTTACCCTATTCAGTGAGGCGATGATGACAAAAATACCTGATGGATGGTTAGTGGTCTATACCTACAACGGGGTCGAAGAGAAGTACATCACACTTGACAAGTTCAGTGCTGATGACTTTGCCATACGCTACAAAGGGATTGTTTACCCGCTTGACCGGAGAGAACCTAAATGAATATTTTCAACGAAACAAAACAACGACTGAATCTGTCCAATCAAGAGTTGGCTAACTACTTCGGGGTATCTTTGTCTACCATGACGAAGTGGCGAAAGGGTGAGCGTCAACCCAGTGACTCTGCTTTGTATTCACTGACTTTGCTTGAGTTGATTGAGCAGTTTGCGCCACATCTACATCACAAGATTCTCAACAACACCAGGGGAATCAAATGAAACCGCATATTGACGCGGCCATGAAAGGCGGTAAATAAAAAGGCCCCTCGGGGCCTTTTCTCATGTCTTATACTGCTTTACCACCGGCTTGTCCTTAGTGCTCAACTCATAGATCCGATCAAGCTGGCGCTGTTTAGCCTCTAAGATAACCTGGCGTTGCTTATTGAACTGAACCTGTAGTTGAGGGTTGATGTACCAGGTCACCACCTTCCCCTCATCCTGCCGCTTGACCCAACCCACATTTTCTAACACCGACATGGATGTAATGAGCATTTGTTCAGCTTGATGATCTGTCCTACCTACCACCTGACGACGTGCCGACTTCTTGAGTTGCGACAATGTCAGGCTGGTCTGGTCAGCATAGGTGATGACATACTCAGTCATCCAGTAGTCTAGCCCGTCTGCTCCTGAGTACTCACCACTCGCAAAAACATACCGATAAGCGGGAATCAGGTAACTTTTGACAAACTCAATACACCGCTGCATGACTGACGCAGATACTTCAACACCGAATGGGCACTCCATCACGTGGAATATCAGAGCCAATCGATTTAGAGTTCCTTCAAGTTTACCTATCGCATTGATGTAGTAGTCATCACTGCCCACCACACGTTCATCCCATTTGAAATCGTCATACCACTGTTGGAACTCTTGGAATAACTCTAGGGCCTCAGCACTGAGTCTGTATTGGGTAGGTGGTAATGCGTAGATCAAACGCAACATCTGCTCATATTCGGTCTTGTTCGACAGAAAGTCAGGCACTGGTTTACCAATGCCCCACTTATGCTTGCGCAGTACTGCGGGGATGAAGCGCTGCAACATCCCGTCACCACCCAGGTTTTCAAACGCCTGCTTGAATATCAAGGGTTGAATGTTGCCGTAGATCGATACAGCAAAGTTATCAGCGTAGGTTGTACCCGAACCTACCCGATCCATTGAGTACGGCTCAGCCTCATACCCCACGACCCATGAGGAGCGATCTTCCCCTGAGTGTTTGTCAGTCATCTTCTTGACCCAAGAGTTCATCTCGTCCAGATAACATAGGACACCACGGGGACGATCAGCTACAACCCTGACAAGCTTTTGGCTTGTGATGTCGTTG